ACGTAGTCAATGGAGGTATTCTTGCATAATAGATAATTTCTAGCGTCTCGTTAGTCGCGGGATATATCTGTAACTGGTCAGCTATAATTGTATAGACATACTGACTTGGGATAGCTGCCTGGTTGTCTAGTAATTCGTTCATCTTAGACGGTGATACATAATCAAGACTAACACTGTTTAGCTGAATGTCCCGTAGTCCATCAAAGTCATACGGTAGGCCAACATACTGCTGATCGTTATCTGACATCCATAATTGCGCTCTCTTTGCCATCTCCCTGACCTTTAACGCATCCCCCAAACGCTGCTCTACGACTAACAAGAAAGAGCTTAACATTGAGCCAACACCCGCGTCTTGTTTATCTGAGTACCCAACGGCTGTATCTACAATCTGCTGATAATTCATAATTTAATATACCATTTTTTTAATGACGCCGATTATGCCGATGTTATCAGCAACAAGTATCCCCGCTCCTCCATAAGCTGCGAACTTAATTTTCAGTAAAAGAGCTAGTATTTCACTCTGTTTATATTCAACCCCATTTATTCTTTGCACAATATCGTCATGTCTGTTTTGAGATTGAGTGGCGGCCTTCTCTAAGAGGGCTATTCTTACGCAAGTATCTTGTGAGATGTTATTTACTCCTTGAAACATGTTTCGACTTTTCAAAAGATCGCATTCCTGCCAGTCCTAGCATCCCAAGTAAAACTTGGAGGGTTATATCTGTGTCAACAACAGGGAATTCCCCTGTATATCCGAAACCTACTAATGCAATGAATTTTGCAATGGGTTCAATGATTGATATATAAAGCAGTCCAACCCCGCACCCCCACCCGACAAATGGCCTCCATCCTGATACAAAGATACTGGCATGTTTTGACTCTTGTAAGTTAATTTCGTTCTGAGCCTGTGCTACCGCCAGTTCAGTGGCAAGCTCAGTTTTGAATCTTTCCAGTTTGTTATTATCTATCTGTGTCTTGTCTGGCCAAATACGGCTGACAATCCCATCAATCATACTGCTTGCTGCTTCTACCGCTGCGGGTATGTCAAACATCTACCACCTCGCCCTGTGCGATCTGACATCAATATGAACAAAGCTATCATATAACCCTATCCCGTACTTATTGGGGTACATTATATCAAGTTTTTCATATAAAGACTTCGGGTCTTTAGTAGGCACATCGCAAGCTTTAGCTTTTACATGCTGTGAAGTGTCATTAGAGCCGATATTTCTGTTATGTTGAATACATCGGCATACACTACTAGGCTGATAAGGGCCTATAATATCGCGTATTTTTTCCATCACATTTAGTAGCTCAGCATCAACCGTATCAAAACCGCAGCCGCATTTACATGCAACTTCTTCACGGCTAAAATGGCTATCTAAGATGTTCATCGTTACTTAGCGTCAGTTACTTTAGCTATCTCTTCGATATTAGCTTTACCGACTTTCTCTACCTTTCGACCTAGCCCTAACATCCCTACTGATCCGGTCACGAACCCCATCATTACATCCATCCCATGTAACCCAGCAAAGTACCCACCTACGCCATAGATCAGCGATACTGCAATTCCTAGCCATGTTATTGTACCTTTCATAAGTGTGTCCTTTTTTATATTAAAATTAATCAGCGACTATACAGTCAATGATTGGTGGTGCAAAACCATCACAGTAGACTGGCGGTAGTTGTCTAAAATAAACCGCAGGAGAGGGGTCAGTTAGCTCAAGTGTTGTGTCTACTAGACCTTGTACACCCTTAGCATCTAATGATTCCTCTATCAGAACCATCAAGGCACATTCGCTCAATAACTGAGTTCGATTAGTATCTATTTCACTTTCTAGGGGTGTAAAGTAAACCCCCGTCAGACTGTCTACGCTGTCACATCTATACTCCCAGAAGTATTTAGACTCTGAGATGTCATTCAAGAAACCTGAACCTGTTGCGTAGTTATCCACCTTCGCATGGTCAGCACTTGCTGTTGCTATGGATAGTGCTAATAATAGTATTGTTTTCATTTTAATTCATCCTTATTAAGGTCAGGGTATTTCAACATTCTGTGATCGTGGATGGTATTATCTTCTAGCACCAATACACGCCTAGCCAACCCATCTAACCTGGTTGCCTGTGTTGCAGATATTATCTTAGCATCACCACGACCATTAGTGTTATCAGTAATCCTGCTCACCGCTAAAGCAAAGAACCATGAAAATGCTGAAACTATAATAAAACCGCTAATGGTAATTAGTTTGGCACTTGTTATTGGGCTTTCTGGTTTCATTGCCCTATTTAATATCTATACTTTGAACTTCTGCTAATGTCGTACAGTTCTCTATTGCCGCTTTGTATCCCCAGTATTTCTCAAGAACCGATAGTCCGTTAATACATACAGCATCAATAATAATATCCCAATCAGACAATGTGATTGTTTGTTCGATTCCAGCGACATCTATCACGAATAGCAATCCCAATCTCTTACCGATCTCGAAGTTTCTTATGTCATCACTAGAACCATCAACACTAAACCCAAGACTGGTCTCAACTTCAGGTCTGGCAGACTCCTCAGTCTCTCTAAGTGCCTTCGCTTCCAATATTCGTTCGTTCTTGTAATAGTCAAGACTCTTGTCAGTCAGTGTATAAGTCGCTGTACATATAAGCGTCTCATCATCTAAAACGATGTCAGCGAAAGTAGAACGAATCTGGTGGGGTTCAGCAACTTCATTGACTGTCACCAATCTGTAGTATTCCTCCTCTGCTCGTTCCTCGTCTGTTTTCAGATGCCAACCACCAATCCCATTGAACTTTGAACTGAGATTTACTGGATAAACGAACTCGTTATTCTTCTTGTATGCGTACATCTTTTGCTCCTTTGTCTTTGGCTTCTTGTATCATTTCATCAATGGTTTGTGTTGTCGTAGGCATCGATGCTCTCAATGCCTCAACTTGTGCTAGTGTTAGTGTTTCTGGCATTATCATAATGTATATGGTCCTGGGTAATACGCTACTCCAAGACCAGTGTTTGGAGGCAACGAAGCAGGATTGGCTAACTTGGTGAATGTGTCACCTGACCTTTTGTATATTGTGACAAATGGGGTAGCGACATGAACAACACTCATATAAACACCATCAGCACTAAACGCTACTCCTCGACCATTGCCTGTAGGCAACGTAGCAGGATTAGCCAACTTCGTAAATGTATCGCCAGATCTTTTGTAGATTGTGAGATATGGGGAACCGTCATGAGCAACACTCAGATAGATGCCATCAGCACTGAACGCTATAGCCTTACCAGTGCCAGTAGGTGAGTTAGTAGGATCAGCCAACTTCGTGAATGTGTCACCACTACGTTTGTAGATTGTGACAAATGGCCAACTTTGATGAGCAACACTCATATATATGCCATCAGCACTGAACGCTACTCCATTACCATTGTAAGAAGGCAACGTAGTAGGATCAGCCAACTTAGTGAATGTGTCACCTGATCGTTTGTAGATTGTGACAAATGGGCTAATTTGATGAGCAACACTCATATAAACGCCATCAGCACTGAACGCTACCCCACGACCATGGTTAGGAGGCAACGTAGCAGGATTGGCTAACTTCGTGAATGTGTCACCGCTACGTTTGTAGATTGTGACAAATGGGCTAACTGAATGAGCAACACTCATATAAACACCATCACCACTGAACGCTACTCCTTGACCAGTGTCAGGAGGCAACGTAGCAGGATTAGCCAGTTTCGTGAATGTGTCACCAGACCTTTTGTAGTTAGTGACATATGGGCTAACTGAATGAGCAACACTCATATAGATACCATCAACACTGAACGCTACTCCATAACCAGCTCCAGTAGGCAACGTAGCAGGATCAGGTAGTTTCGTGCTGGTATCAACATCATTACCATAGATTGTGACAAATGGGCTACTGCCATGACCAACACTCAAATAGTTATCATAAGCAAATGCTGCCACTGTTGTTCCCTCTACACTAGCATAAGCACTGCTTCCATAAGTCGTTCCTGTATGTCTTGCTTTGAAAGTATAAGCGATTGATTCTGCCAACAGCCCAGCAGGAACAACAATACTCAGTAAATCCACAGTATTCGCGAGTGACGACCACACAACTACACTGTCGCTGTCTCTTATCACTTCCCAATCTGTTGATACATGTGTATCAGTTCCGGCATTAGCAACACTGAAAGCGCTGGTCGTTAGTGTAGGATCTTCAGGAACATCCGTAGGAGTGCCTTCTACAGTAAGTGTCGGTGTATTGATAAAAACATTTGATGTAGTGAAACTAATAGAATCGCTATTACCAGATAAATGGCTATCGCTACCATAACGAACACGGACATAACATAGTTGTAATGCGACTCCGACAGACGGTGTCCAAGATGTCACATTTCCTGTAGTGCTTTCCAGTTCAATAATAGCAAAATCTGAGGTGTAACTAAGTTCCCAATGAGTAAAGTCGTGGGTTCCTGTATAGGTATCGATTGTCGCATAAGCGGATGCTGTTATTTCCCCATTGAAATCTACTGCGCCTGTAGTAGGTGCTGTAATTGTTGGTGTTCCGACTAGGAATGCTGGACTTACTGAAACTCCTATGTCAGCGTCTTTAAGAACTGTTGCTAATATATTCGCTCTGTTAATCTTTTTGGAAGCACCACTATCGTTTATAACGAACTCTATAGTATCTGTCGCTGTGGTGAGGGCTGGTAATTCGCTTATTTTGATAGTAGACATTCTATTACTCCGTTTCTATGTATTCAGGTGAAGCGGAGGTTGACGCTTCAGTGATAAAGAATGCGCTCCCGTCTTCTGTTGATATTTCTAATTCTGGTGAGGGTATTGGACCTGAGTTCCCGATAAAGTTACCGACTGAGTGAATCATTCGATTACTAAAGGACTGGAAAAGTGGACCAGATAATCCCCGCGTTCGGAACATAATTAAAGGCTTGAATTTCATGCTATACCCTCGCAGATATACACCATTCAGGGTGTAATAATTGAAATTGTTTTGCGCCTCGCATCCGCTCATGCTCTACTTTGCTTTGCATAAGTTTGAACGTTTCGGGATTGTCTCGAGTAAAGATATTATATTGAAATACTGACGGAATAGAGAATGAAAACCGGATGTCTTCATCTTCATGCACGCTCAGCTTAGCACGTGATAATAGCTCACTTTCACGTAGCCTTTTTGTTTTTTCGTTTGCTGCATCATCATAGAAGATAGTATTGGCGTATAGGTTGCCATCTTCAGTCTTGATGTGAGTAACGTGATTACTCATGCTCGACCCTGAACTAGCTTAATACTTACTTTAGCTTCAGACTCTAGCAAGGTAATTTCACCGCCTGGGACAACTCGCCCGCGCGAAGTAAAGATATTTGCTTTGCCGGAATTTGTGTAGACCGACTCAACGTTGTTTGATTTTTTGGTACGTTTTGCTTTTGGTTTTTCGTCTATCATTTTAGCCCCTATAGATAAAAAAAGGGGGTATTTCTACCCCCTGATTGGTTAAACTACCGCAGGAAGCGCGTAATCTATGTCGGCCACAACAGCAGACCCAGTTTCGTTAAGAGAACAAAGGTTAAAATCGACAGTGATCTGACGGTTTTCCGCTGTACCTGTACGAGCCAAATCTTTAGTCTCGTAGCCTTGTAAATAGGCACGTTCCCAAAGCTCAGTATCAAGCAAGAATAAATCAGCAGCACCCGCAGCACTATCGGGCTGAAAGCGGTTAGGTGTCAGAACTAATGTCCCATAGTTTGTCACGAATACGTTAACTGCACCCTGAGCTACGATACCACCGGTACTACGACCACCACCAGACCCATTATCTGTACGGTTACCTTGTGATGCTTCAGATTGAAGTGTTGCTATTCTTGCTGAGCTTGAAAAAAGATAATCACTTAATATCTCAATAACAGCAGGAGTTGACATCGCCACAGTGGGGTTTCCACCTTTCTCGTAAGCCGATCTCATCATGTTCTTGATGGATGTCTCAGATAAAGCACGTTTAGTACCAGCAACTGCTTTCGTTGTTGGATAGCCACCAGGGTTGCCAGATAATACCGGATCAGCACCAGTAGCACCACGATCAGTATTAACCGCGGCTTGGCCTGTTCCGATCCATCCACCGATCCCAGCAGTTTGACCCGCTACTGTAGCACCATCACCTGGGACAGCGATATTGTTGGAACAATACGTAGCTTCTTCATCCCGCTTCAAGCCTTTCTGCCTACGCATCAACTGACGGATTAACTCGTCACTTGAACCGACTGTATCTACTTGACGGCCACGATCTGAAACACGAACCACTTTAGACGCGATTTGAGAATAGTTGCCTACTCTTTCGCCTGTTCTTGTGTCGTTTCCAGCTGCATCAGCACCATCAACAACCGCATTATTTGCTGTTGCATCTTCAAGGTCTTCCATAACCCACTCTTTAAAAGTATTTTCCGCCGTTGTCGATCCTGTGCTATCACAGAAAGGACGGTCGATTGGGTCGATAGAGAAAATCTTATCCATCAAGTCTTCGCGGATATATCCGCCGACAGGCACTGCGCCCAGGTTTACTGCATCTAAGTTTGTTGTAGCCATTTTATATTACTCCAGAATTAAAAGTTATGCGCGTGTGCGCGTGTTTATCAATGCAAACAACTTTATAAGTCAGGCGTAATCTCTTACAGACTAATTGAGGTGTGTAATCTCTTACAGATTGATTAAGGTGGCCTAAGCCACCTTGTTCGTTACTTATACACGCTTAAGAACCAGAAAGCAACGCCTTAACAGCATTAAATTTATCTGTCTTATCTCCTGTCCGTGTTGCTTTGTTTGCTAATGACTTCACTGCGTCATGATTAACCGCTCGACCCCCGCCTTTTAGAACCCTGGGGGCTTTACGTGCGCTCCGTGCTTTATCGATTGCTGCACTTGAGCTTGCCTCCAGTTTCTTCAACCTTACATAGTCATTAAGCATGTAAACAGCGCGAGCATCTGCCATAGTGTTGATTTCTTGAGAATTAAAGCCTAGGCCTGTTAAAGTCTCCTTTATATCGTTCTGCCCTTGCTTCATGATCTCAGGGTCTGACCAACTAGGTATTAATTCATGCATCCGCGCGGATTGCTGCTGTAAATGCTCCGCTTTGAAATGATTTTGTTGCTGCTCAACTTGCTGCACTTGCCCGCGGGCTTGCGAGTAGGCTTCTTGGAATTTCTGCTTTGATAATGCCGCCTGACCTGGGTCGTTTTGCTCTGCTTCTGCCCAGTCTATGCCCTGGTATTGGTTCTGTAGTGACACCAATGCGGCCTGTGCCTGCTGCATCTCCTGAGATACCGCGTTGACTCTCTCAGAATTGCCTTGATACTGTGCTGCTTGTGCTTCTAGCTCTGTAATCCGTGCCTTTGAGGCCGTCTCTGTCCGTAATGACTCTTGGTAGCGGTCTTTTAGTTGCCCTAGGGGTACAGCTTCCTGACCGTCACCCATCGGGACATTCATCCCATATAGATCGGCAGCTTCCCAGCCAATCGCTTCGGCTAGTCCTCCAATCGTGGATATTTCATCTTCAATCGGAGCGGATGATTCAGCTACTTGCTCAACCGGCTCTTCAATCACTTCTTCAACCGGGTCTTCCTGAGTGCTTTCGGTGATTGTTTCCTCTAGCAAAGGCTCTAGGTCTTGAGCGGGTGCTGGCTCAGTCGTTGTCGGCGGTTGAGGGCTGATTTCACTCGCTATTGCACTAATTTGATCTGCCATACTTTCCATTATATTGTCTCCAAATAATTAATTTCTTCTGCTACTAATGTTGCATATCCCGCTATGTCAACCATGTTATCAGCGTAGGCGGGATCACCCGCTAAAATACGGGCTATTTTGTGAGCTATCATCTCTAAAGCTTCGCGCTGTACATCGGGGAGTGTGTCCCAGTTCCCTACTCGCATAGCTGACTTAATGCCTTGGCTTATACGAGCATTATCCCTGAATTCACCATACGTGTTTCCTCTGGCTTTCAGTATCACATCAAGGTTTATATCATTCATTGATGTTAGCCTGCACAGACTCTGCAATAATCTCTCGCATCTCAGCGAAAAGAATATCTCTGTTGTTCATCAATGCCGCTATGACTTCCCGCTTCTTCTCATCACCCGCCTGAAATCTTTTCAGCAGCTTGAAATCTATGCGGTCATTAATCGCGCGTATTTCTGCTTCGTGGTTTAGGAGGCACATCTTGGAAAATGTCACTAGTCTTTCTTTGCTTACTTCGCTTCTCATCTTTTTCTGTCTCCAGATTGTTGGTAAAAATTAAATCCCAGTTATCGCCATATGATTTCTCGTTGGTGGGTCTGCGTAAACTACCTTTACTCATTCAAGCAATCCTTTCCTATAGTTATAGATAAACTCGCTCTCTGGTACATCATAATCTTTCGGGAATGGTCGATCTATCCGCTCTGGCATAGTCATATCCATGCGAGCTTGCACGGCTCTTGCATCAGCTTCACCGGCCAGTCGCTGGTATTTATCAAATCCAGACATATCATTAACTCTATGCCTATTGTCCATTATTCCTCTATACTCTCTAGCATTCACTTCTGTCTTTTTCATCTTCCTAGTTAGCTTTCCTAATTCAGACCTTATCTTATTAGGGTCTTTAGCAAGCTCACCAGCGTAAGAGTTTCTGCTTACCGCTTTTCTCTTTAATAGAATCGCGGCTCTTTGTATCCAGTTGTCACGATTTTGGCCTGCTTTTTTCGGCATTGCTCCTAATTCTGCTCTAATTCTGTCCGAATTCTCAAAGAAATCCGTCCTATTCATAGATGATGGTTTAGGATGTGCGTTATTTATTATTTTATCTAGTGATGCTATATGGTCAGCGGCATAATAGTCGCGTGAATCCTCAGACCGCCATGTATGCTCATTATAATCAGCCTTTCTTTTGGCTAATTCTCTGTAGGTTTTCTGGTCAAAGGCTTTTATATTGCTGTCTGGACTTCCCCCCATAGGCAGATTTTCAATATCCTGTATCCCATGATTTAATTCATGCGCTAGTAGCCCATTAGTGCCACTATAACTATCCTCAACACCCCACCTAATATGCCTATCTCCAGCGTTATCTCTCCACTGCGCACCTGTTGCCCCATGCATGTCATCCTGCCATGCGTGTGTATTTTCTAGCAATCCAGGATATGCATCACTCATCTCTTTGTGCTTGACTATATCGCTCATCCAGCCACCAGCAGAATCAAGCTCAGCAGCACTTACTCTGTTTTTCGCGCCCTGTTTTAACTCTTTCTTTGCTCGGGTTATAGCCGATGGAAATAAATCAGCCTGACCTTTGTTTGCTGAATTATAATCCTTTATCCTCTGTGCAACTTCTTTCTGGTACTCCTTTGCAGGCTCAAGATCAGCACCCAACTCGTTTTGCCTTTTGAATGACATCCCACTATCATCGATCTCCCATTTAAGATTGCCATCACCGTCAAAAAAAGCAGGCTGATTAAACTCTTCGCCAGTGGTTTTCCATATCTCATCGCGTGAATAGCCTGCTGCTTTCATCTCATCAGCACGTTTAAGCATATCTGGGTTGGCTGTCTTTGCCAGGCGTCCTGCTATCGTCCCACCCATTGCAACATTCAGTACATCAGCAGCTTCCCAATCCATCGGGGCTTTATCGAGCATAGGCAATCCACTTTTGATATTTCCCGCAAACATATCCAACAATCCACGAGCGCGATCACCCATCAGCCCCTCAGATAATGTGTCGTAGGTCTCTGATCCGTGTTTTTTTATCTCATCAAAAAGTCCCATTTATACACCCTTTAGTTTTACCGCAACCTGCTCATGCTCACTGTTGTAAGCTAGAAATTTCACTAACATCTTTTTTTCGTCCAAGAATTCTGTGAAGGCTTTTATTTCATGCTTATCAAAGCCTGGGTAATTATAAAGCTCATCAAAAACGATGACCGTCCCCGATACTAAATTATCAGATAGAATATCAAATACGGTTTTAGTAGAAGCGTAAAGATCGCAATCAATATGAAGAAATGCTATGGGTGCGTCTTTCAATATTTCCTTTTTAAATTCAGGCAATGAATCATGGAATAAGCCCTCCTTTATAATTACATTTGATGCTACCTCTGGAATATAATCAGTAGCAAACACCCCTCTCTTAAAAATATCTGTATCATCTCTTTCCCAATCTTCAGGCAAGCCCTCGAAAGAATCAAATCCATATATTTTCTTATCAGGGTTATGATGGGCTATAAAATTAATCGTTCCACCAGTAAAGACTCCCATCTCTAAATGAAAACCATCCAAAGAGACATGATCGAAAGCCTCAAGCAAAACCTCTCCAGCAGCACTATATTTTATAGCGTCACTGAAAAGCTTTAAAACTGCATCATTCTTTTCCTCAAACGATTTCATTACTTACCATATCAGCGTTAAGATCGCGTCCAGCCTCCAGCTCTAGCTTCGTCAGCTCCAAAGCCTGCTTGCTTTCGTTTTCTTCTTTCTTGAGTTGGTTATCTAGATATAACTTCGCGTAATCGAATTCTAATTCTGCTGACTTCTGGTTTGCGTTAGCCAGCTCTTTCAAGCCTTGTATCTCAGCTTTCAACTGCTCATTCTGTACCTTAACCTGATTCGCCTGCATATCCGCTTGGCCTTTAAGCATCTCCGCCTGAGCAAGCATCTGTTGACCCTGCATCATTGTCTGCTGGGCTTCGTCCATCTTCTGTTTTTCTTGCTGCTTCTGCTGAGTTTGCTGCTGTTTGGCTTGCTGCCCTTCAGGTGATGTAATGTCTACATAATACCGCTCAGGTGTTGTGACCCCAGAATACTTCGCGCCATCCGTCAGTGCATCATATTGCTTTTCTTCTGAGAATAATACTGATCCCGCTTGTGCAAGCATCCCTTGAACCTGTGCAATTTGATTCATCACGCCAGCCATTTGCTGATTCTTAGCATGTGAATTGCCCATCTGGACTCTTACTACTGGTCTATCTTTCCATTCAGCAGGCGTACTATTTACCCACTTACCACCGATACGAGCGTTGACTGGTGATTTCATATTGGCTTTGATGACAGCATGGAGTGTGATAAAGATACCTTTCACTACTGTCTCTGCAATCGTGCGGGCTATTAATGTATTCGCCAGCTCCATCGCACTCATGACCCTTTCTATGCCGTGCGCAGAATCACCAGATACACTCTGTGCCGCATTAGCTGTACTAATTGCACTACCGCCACGCTCTTGGCGCTGAGCATCCATCATACTGAGCAATGAATAACTAGATTGACCGACTTCTGGGTTTGGAAACTGGAACGCAGCACCAGGGTTTGTTACTCGTACGATACCACCCGTTGAGCTGCTTAATATATCATCGAGATTCGCTTCGCCAGTCACCACTCCGATTCTAGGATTTGCGCTTAACGCTGTGCTGTCTATGACTGATCTGATCAGATTCGTCTTAACATCCTGAATACCCTTTAATCTGTCGAATAAACTCACACCTTCATAGGCATGCGGCATAATCGTGCCAACACCCCCAACGAGTGGTGTGTGATCACAGACATCATTGCTTAATAGAGTATCATCCCCAGCAATCACTACCTTTCGTCGCTCAGCTAGACCATCGCCATCGAAATCAATATTTATAAAACATTCGTATACCTGGATGAGCATGGTGCTATCGTCAACCGAGCCATAATCTGAGTTGCTTCTGGCATAGGAGGATTCCTGACCGCTATTATAATCCGGTAGCTTCTTAACGACCTCGGGATCAAAACCCTGCGCTATCAGTGAGCTTGCTGTCTCAACTTTCGAGTGTGCAACAAATCGTGCGTCAAAAAGTACAGGACTGTGATGATCTGATCCGACAACTAAATTTTCAGGCGCAATCGATTCTATGACAGGCTTCCCAATCATCTTGATACGCTTGATCTTTACGCGATAGGTCTCAATAACCTGCCCCATGTCCGCGGGCATCCCGGTTATCGGGTCAATCATTGGTGGGATTTCTACTTGGCCATCCACTTCTTGCTCGACTAGCTCAACAGATTCATTTTCTTGCTGAGGCTGTAGCACTTGCGGGATAGCCATGGCGGGGATACCGTCCAACTCTTCATAGCTAACTTCTCCACGCTCATCCCAGTAGACTTTAGCCGTGCAGTTGCGATTCAACAGCGCGTCTTTCACCAGCTCTTGTAAAATTAAATATCCGCTATACTCTGTAAAGAATAAATGGTTTGATAGCGCAGTTTCTACCTCTGCTTGCTCAACATCTTCTTCACTTACTGGATCAAACACACCCAGCTCGTTAGTTTGAAACAAGGGCATTATCTCTGCCATTGTAGACTCAACTGCTGATCGTAGATCATCGCTAACATAGACAGATGAATCTTTATCACGTGCTTTTCGTGCTGAAATACCGGGTAGAGTAGCATTATAGTATTCTAGTGGTAGAGATATTTCTTGGTTGTTGGTTCCATTTGCGTCACCCAGCCCCTGTGAAATCTCTTGCGTACAGACTGAGACTAGCTCGGCATCTGACATAGGAGCGGTATCATTGCTAGCCATCTCTTCTTCTTCAATTAATTGCTGTACCGCTGCTTCTTTCTTGTTCATCATAATCTGCTACCTGTTGATTGATTCATTCCAATTATCGCCTGAGAACACCTCAGTCTTGTGCCGAGTCACTGCGAAATAACGAACTGAATCACAAAAATCACTCGTCCAATCGTGCAATGGATTGTCTTTAAACACCATCTTCTTATCGTCAAATTCTGTCCTGTAAAGTCTTAACGCCTCGATACCCGTCTTACATTTCTCAGCATCAATCCAGACTTTCGGGAGTATCATCCTAACGGCATTGATTCCATCAGCCACAAATGTCTTCTTCGCAACTTCGAACTTGATACCCAGATCGCGTGCTATATCTATCCGGCTGTTACCACTGCCCAACTCTCTGACTGCGATGTCATGTGGCGCGATGTGCTGCACATAATCATAGGGCATTGAGTTCACAATCTTAATAATCTCAGGCAATCCAGCCCCTTGAAATGACAAGCAATTGATCGCTCTTATTTCTGTGCGACTAACTTGCCAGAACCAAATCACCGTGGCGTCACTAATACCCAAATCCCATGAGGTTATTACTCGCATCGTAGGATCATAAGGAACAGCACAGATTCGACCGTCATCTTCCATCTCAGTCATCAGCTTGCCGTAATATGCTCCGCGTATAGCTGCCGACCAACTACATTCAAATTCTTGATCGTACTGCTCTGGCGTCATATCCTTTGCAGCAGCTTCCAGCTCTTCGCTATCTACAATGCCTGTTTCACTTGCTTTGAATGTCCTGGCTGTCCAGTCTTCATCGCTTAGTGCATGTTGATACAGATCGTAAAAGTTGTTATGCCCTTGTGGTGTGCCTATAAAATCAGCCCACCCTTTACGGTCAGACAGTGCGGGTCGTATGACCTCAGCCCACATCCTAGGGTTTATCTGTGCATACTCATCAAGAACAACACCATCAAGATATAGACCACGTAAATTGTCAGGTTCTCCGCCATATAATGTAATTCGTGCCCCGTTGGGGAAATCTGCTCTTAACTCAGCCTCATTCCATACCGTACCAGGGATAGGACGGGTAAAGTGTTTTAGATAATCCCATACGACATTTTTTGCCTGTCGATAGAAGGGAGCGATGTAAGCATAGCGAGGATTTGGGAGGTCACAGGTCAGTGCCATTCTGATTAGTTTGTTGATCTCATACACTGTCTTGCCAAAGCGTCTGTGGCAGACATTGACATTGAATCGCTTAGAAGTTGTGTATAAATCTTTCTGTTGTGATCTTGGTTTGAATGGAATTCTGACGGGTGTCATCATTCGTCAGATTCCCAACTGATTGTCAATCCGCCTGATATATCCGCCTTTAGTTCGGCCGGCACGACCTTGCCCACTAATTGCATGAAAGCGGTAGGGTTCTCTACGCTTTGCTTTACCAGATAATCTTCCCCGCCAGCCTTGGATAACGCATTCATTATCATCGTGCGTAAATTTTTGGTCATCACATTTGGTGAGCCCTTTTTTCGCCCACCGGTCTTAACTCCGTCCTTCGTAGCCATCTCTGGTCACTCCATCTCTAGATTAGTCTGTAACAGACTTCATTTATATCAAAAAAAAGGCCGAGACACAAGCTTTAAAACTTGGTTCGGCCGAGGGGTCATTAAACTAACAACGAGGAGAGATGTTAATTGCCTTTCATATTATCAATATTTTCAACTTCTGTCAATGATATTCTGGCGGCATGAATCCTTGCTGCCAAATTCTGATGCTCTCGAATCGTGCGGTACGAATATTAATAGCATTAACAACACAAAAATAGTGGTCATTAGTGTTTCTTTATTATCCATATATTTTCTCTCTCATCGCTTTTTCTCTCCCGCTTCGCTCTGCTGCTGTTAGCGTGCCCGGTAAAGCGATCTGAAAATCGCGACTAATTAAACGTTGTTTAGTTTGCGCCTCTTTCCTGATTCTCAATTGTACACCGGCAGAGTCTTGCCTTTCTCGCCCCTTATCGGTAGTCGCCTTGGCGTATAAGATTTGGCGCTTATCGCCAACTCCGACACGTACTATCTTGCCCAGACCTATTAAGGCACGTAGTCTAGTTCGGACAGTGTTTAGTCTAACCGGTGTCACTTCAATATGCAGCTGGTAGAGAACATCTCGAATGGTGAAATTATCATGCAGCCTGAAAGCAGAAAGCACACGTTTTTGACTGAATTTAGTCATGTCCTTATTTTTTATTGCTTCTAACTTTTCTTTTCCTCCTTTAGTCAGATAAAGCAGACCGTCTATATCGATCAGTAGGAACTTGCTCGTACAATTCCATAATTCCTGCCGAATGCTAGTGCGCTTATATTTCTCTATTTCTATTTCCTCCCTTTTTTTAGGTTTGGACTCAGATACGAAATAGAGAAGCTTTTCCCCAAGTGTTTCGAACTGCATAGGATATTTCATGTATAGCGCTCCGCATGTCTTAATAGCCCTGCTTTTATGTGGGGTCGTTGATCTTGAGCGCATTCTATAATGTATGCTTTTTTTTCTGCATTGTATGCCTGCTCAGCCGCTTCAACGGTAGTGAAGAGACCTATAAACGTTTTTTTACCGTGAATTCTTATCTGAGCCCGGTACTTACTTGCCTTCTTATCCCAGCAAACGCCTGGGGGGGACTCACCCCGCGCAGCGGCATGATCATTAAGAAGGCCGTTTATTTGTCGAGTAACAAAGCAACAGGTCTCAGGTGAGTAAATTCTATTACCAATTAACAGAATATCCTTATCCAGCTCAAGACCAAGACCGTTTTGAGACCGCATCCAGTCTTTAAAGGTGCTAAATAAATGCCACTCTTCTGCAACAGAGCAATCAGCATAAGTGGGTTGTTGTTTATGGAGCTTAGGGCAATACCCGCGTTCAAGCATGCCTTTCCATTTGGTATAGAAAGGGCACATGTATCGCTTACCATTTCTTTCTATCTTGGTAAGGTAATCAGCATCATTAGTACCAATGCCGTAAACAGGCTTTCTCTGTGCAATGCTTCGAGGAGAAGCTGGTATTTCTGTAAACATTATTTATCTCCTGTACTTAATATCCAATCAGCCAATAAATCAGCAAACGATTCTCCGGCCGTGCAGAGCGTTAGAGCAACGATAATAAAAAAGGCTGCCTTACCCCTAGCTAAACGCTTAAAAACGCGTGAGGTGATGCTTAAGCGGTCAGAATAGCGTGGTCTATAGTCGTGTAATATCATTTTATTTTCCTCAAAATTATTTTAATTAGTATTTGTCTCTTTTGATCACCAGGTATAACTATTTCCATACTGATTATTCCTGATATTTCTTTGTGTATTCCCCCAGCTTTGTTGCCTCCGTTGTCTATTTAGCTCAATATCCCTAGATATCTGACGCTGGCGTTGATCTTCTGCCTGCATTCTTCTATCGTGATTCGCCTGTTTCATCTCTCTTACCATTTGCCTCTGATAATATGAATTAGCATTCTCATATGCTTGTGCTGCTGGTGATGAGATCATTGCTACTACGATGCCGGCTTTGATTAGATTTTTCATTCTGTTTCCTCTGGTTAACCCCGGTAGCGAAATGCCACCGGGGAAAAACTTTCTCTTGGTACAGTTTCAGTTTCTCATATGTAACTGGTATAGTCAACAATTATTTATAAATAAGTTAATACTTCGCCATCACCGGGGGTATTTTTGCGTTATTAAAATTAGGTGCCAGGTGCCCGAGTAAAAACGTAACCCTGCTCTCAGCTGTCACCAGCACACCACCACCGGGCTACTCTCTCCCCTATATACTATACTATACTACTATACTAAATAACTATGGCACCTGGGAACCAGCTAAATGGATTATATAAATCAATGACTTACGAAAAAAGAGAGAGACGCTCTTTTTTAGCACTTTACTTGGCAACCGGTGTTTTTGGGCACTATTTCGTGTTTTTTAATTCCCACAAAGAAATTGGGTCTTTTATTTACTGCTGGGTGCATGTTAAAAATTCTAAAAAGTGCATACTTTAATACGCTTTTTTTCAGTGTTTTTTGACCCCTTTCGAGCCAATAATAGTAATTCCCCCGGTTGGTGCTGGCCTGATTTCCACTTGGTTTTTCAGGAAATAGGTGCAAAACTTTTTCTTTTTCCTGCGGTCCGACCTGAAAATTTTTTCAGGTCAGAACTCAAAAATTACCTCCCTTTTTGATCCCATTCAAGCCAATATTCGTATTGTTCTCGGGCTGTGGTTAGTGTTTCGGCTACTTCATTTTTGACAAAATACCTCGGGCTACGCATATTTTTCCCTTCTATCTTCTTAGCTCCCCTAATTTGAGTAAATCCGTTGCTCTCTATCGCCTCAACCAAGCTACTAGCGATACATCTAACACCCGCATCAGCGACTACTTTCCGAGCATTACTAAATACGAATAATCGATCTGAAAACAAACCCACACCGGAATGTACTAATTCCTCTATTACTATTTCATAATCGTGCTTACTAGAGTCTTGCAATTCCAACATTGCTTCGGTATGCGCGGGTAATTCCAGCGGGTTATAGGCACTTAAATCGATATTGAGTAAGTAGTGAAGAACGTGCCCAGAGCCTCCATTTCTAATCCAGCGATCGATTTCTTTATAATACCCGGCATCTTTCTTGGGCATAAAAGAATCAATCACGTAATATCTGCGATCATCTTTCTCTAATGCCAGAGGTTGCTTTTTGTTGCTCATCATATAGAAAGTGCAACAATCCACCTGCGTAATTACTGATTTTCCTTTGATATTGAGTGTCCTATGCCCGGTAGCGGTTGGTGCAATAGCGGTTTTAAGCGCGTTATTAACAGCTCTAGACTGCCCTTTATCGACTTCCTCTATGACCATGAATTTCTTTTGTAATAAGAAATCGCCCCACCCGTTTGTGATGTCGTCTATTTTGACTGAGCCCGAAGATTCAGTACCTAGCGCTCTCATCAGAGGGACGAGCATTAAATCCTTGCCGACTCCCTGTCCGCCACGATGTATGACACAATACCCAGGCTTTGTGGCCGGCTCTTGTAAGATAAACGCCAAATATTGAATGATATTTTTCCTCTGGTCTTCGTCAGGGATTAAGAACTTAACTAAATCTAGCCATAGCTTGCAGTCCCCCTCGATCGAATCAATACGCAGCCCTTTCCAAGTGTTAACTAAACGCTTTCCCCCGAAAGACATCACCATAGCGTCTCTGTCTGGTTGCTGATTAGTGAACGGTGACCACCCTATTCCGTCAGCCAGGCTCATCTCGTCATCCCGATTTTTATGAAGATACGCTGAGGCCTTGTCCTTACCGCGGCCGCCAGGACAAGCTCTCAAGTATTTATTATCGATTGATTCATTTGATAATAACTCCCCTGAGACACAGTCATAGAACTTGTTGCTAGTACTCAGGTAGATATATCGAAACATATTAGGGTGATTAGGATTAAGCCCATCCGGATCGTTAACGTACAGAGACATTTCATTACCGTTTTTTTTAACCTCGGCTAATTTCATTCGCCCTGTTTCGGCAAGAATATTTCGATTAATAACACCCATGTCAACAATATACTTATCAATTGTTTCTGTTAGCTCTAACATTTTTACTATTTTCGGACCGGTTAAATGTTCGCAGTTTCCGTGAAAGCACTGGAATCTGACACCGCCATCGTTAGCAATTAAAATTCCAGCGCCTGTTTTATCCGCCCCCGTATGATTTTCCGCATTAGGACAATTAATTAATGTCCAGTCACCATTAACCCCGGTGACATCAACCTTTTTCCAGATCGGGTGCTGAGCGCGAAGAGGACTGGATAACGCTAAAGCAGAGCTTGAAGATTCCCTTCGCGGAGTTTCAAGATCGATATCGAAGACACCCGCGAGAGCCTCTATGGAATGATGAAGCTCCGGATTCCATTCGCTTAGATAGCAGTCAAACGGTTTGCCATTAACATAACGTTTAGCCTTGGTATTATGCCCCTCAGGTAGCCTTACATAACGGGTTGTTCCACGCATCCCAGGGTCCACACCGCTTGGAGCTACTCCTTTTGCAACCAGACCATCAAGCAAATTGTCAACGCGAGCCATATCCTCTTCGGGTGTATCCAGTATCCACCCCCATTGCTGAGACCCAGCCGATGTATACATTTTATACGAGGGCACAGGTAGAAGATTAACGAGGTCTAACGGGAGCTTTTCCTGCACATCATCTGCGACAATAACGAACGTAGCATCAAATAGATTTTTTCTACGCCTACTAACACCATCAGAATCCAACTTAAAAAGAGAAATAGTGAAATACTGATTGCTCTCAGCAACAAAACGATTAATTTTGCTAATTGCTGGACCACCCGCCCAACACCGAGCCCTTTCATCATTGGGGATATCGCTGGGGTCTTGCGTAAATGCTGTAACATGAACTTTCTCCCATTCAGAACCAAAAAGCGCCTGCAAAAATTCCTTGTTGGAAATAATTATTTTCTCCTCCTCGTTTTTCATAATTACTCCTCATCATTTTCCGATTCCGCTTGAGCTAATCCAACTTTTATTAATTGGCATAATATCTCATTCGCAGTCAGAGCATTTTCCTTTGCTAACTCCGATACTCGATCTAAAACGGCAGCTTCTATGTAAATACCAGTAGACCTACGCGCGATTTTATACGTTTTAAATTTCATTTTTGTAGTACTCTTATTTGTTTTAGGAAAATACAGGATATCACAATGAGCGAAAAAAACCTACAGAAAAGAATTCTTGCATTATGTGCAGAAAAGGGTATATTAGCTATTAAGGTTGATTCTAGTTCTTGCAGGGGCTGGCCAGATATAACAGCAATTCTGCCTGATGGCCAGGTACTTTTTGTTGAATTAAAGACAGAGGCTGGTGTTATTAGTGCGTTACAGTCACGAATGCATCGGAATATTAAAAAAAATAATGGGGAAATATATGTTATTAGAAATTACACCGAGTTCGAGAGACTTATCACAAGATTTACTGAATGAATTTTTTCATTTTCACGCTGAAACAGGATGTTTATATTATAAAGAGCGCGATAGAAAACATTTCAACACTTCGCACGGATATAAGAAGTTTAATTCTAGATATGCCGGAAGATTAGCGGGTTCAACTAGTGTAGCGGGTTATAGAACGGTAAAGATATTCGGTAAAGACTATAAAGTGCATAGGATTGTATGGATTTTAAATTTTGGCGGGGTTATTCCTCATTCTATCGATCATAAAAATGGAATCCGAAACGATAACCGTCTGGAAAATTTACGTCTGGCAACTCAAAGAGAGCAGAGGCGGAACACGGCCTTAAGCTCCCGCAGCACCTCAGGCGAAAATGGCGTATGCTGGCAAAAACGCGATAAAAGATGGTATGCGTATATACAAATCAACGGTAAACGTAAAAACCTCGGTTATTTTGTGAATAAAGAGGATGCGATAGCCGCTAGAAAGGCCGCGAATAAAAAATATGGATATCATGAAAATCACGGCCGTGAGAATATCTATGCATAATAAATCAGACTTGACGAGGGAACAGAGCAAAGCTATTTACTTCATGACGAATAACCCGCACGGTATCGTAATTGCAGATACGGGAATAGGGAAGACCATAATTTCACTTTCTGCGATTGCTAAGACCGGTGGCAAATACATCGTAGTCGCTCCGCCAAAAGTGTTATCTAATTGGCCTGTCGAGGCAAAGAAGTGGGAGCATACTCGACATTTAAAGCTTACATTACTGACGGGTACGCCAGAGGAGAGATCAGAAAAACTAAAAGCCTCGGCAGATATTTTGTTGATTTCTCTAAATCTGCTTGAATGGTTGCTCGACAAGGAGCACGGATGTACCGGTATCATTATCGATGAAATCTCAAAAGCCTCGGGAAAGCAAGCTGCGAAGTTAAGAAATCGCGCTAACGATAAAATATCGAGGCGTTTTGGTTTGACCGCCACACCTGTGAGTGAGGATTTTATAAAGCTTTTTCCAATGCTAAGAATTATTGATTCAGGACTAGCGCTTGGCAAGAATAAACAAAATTATTTGCTCAAATATTTCTATCCGACAGATTTCAAACAATACAACTGGCAATTATCGCCTGGTTCTGACGCGCTGATCTTGGATAAAATACGGCACTTAATCTGTGATGTGGTTGTGTCTAAAAAGGATACACTACCGGCTATTGAGCATAAAGAAATTATTTTTGCTATGCCTGAAAATACTCGGGCTATTTATAAGAAAATGAAAAAAGATTTGTTGATAGAAAGCGACTCTTCTGATGCTGTAGCTGTAAATATGGCTGTGCTATCGGGCAAGCTGCGTCAGATAGCTAGCGGTTTCGTTATTACAGAAGACGAAGAAACACTTGAATTTGATACCGCTCGCGCAGCTGCTTTATTGCATAATCTTCCTGAGTCAGCACTAATAATTTATGAGTACAACAACCAAAGAAGCCATATAGAAAAAGCTCTGGCAGGGAAAAAATTCCTCTCAGTATTTGGCGGCAGTGATTCGGCTACTGCGATATCAGCTTTTAAATCAGGGAATATAGATTATCTAGTAGCTCAAAAATCTACGATCTCGCACGGCATAGACGGTCTTCAATTCGCCACAAATAATATAATTTTCTATCATCCTCTATGGAGCAATGATTCTTACTTACAAGCGATTGGGAGGATTTGGCGACAAGGGCAGAAGTACCCCGTGACATCGACAACAATTATTTGCGAACACACTATTGACGAAATAGTGGCAGATAGACTCATATCAAAGTCTGATAACATGACTAAATTTATAAAACACTTACGAGGATAAAGATGAGACATCTAACAATTGGCGGTAGTACAATATCAAGAACATTAGCCTGTCCTAGCTGGAGCAAAGAACTACCAGAGCTTAAAAAACCAGCAGGCTCAGCGGCTAATCTTGGAAATCTGATGCACGATGCAATGGAGAATTATTATCAAAAAGGGCAGAGCTTTAAATCTCAAATTGGTAAGCTAAAATTTGCTGATTTGGTTCTGGAACCGGAGCATTTGCCGATTTTAAAAAAGGCGCTGGCACAAACCGAGTTGATTTTGGATAAATACGATATCGCGGAATTTATTTGTGAACCTTTTGTTGAATACCTACCGGGTGAAGCAGGCGGTTCTATCGACATGATTGGCGTCAGCCTTGATGGCGAGACGGTTATACTAATAGATTATAAATTTGGGCGTATTTCTGTTCCTGCTAAAAACAATGCGCAATTACAATTCTATGCCCTGTGCGCTAAGACAGATAAAAAAACATCGGCCATGTTCGCGGATGCTATCAACTATGTCGGTGTGATCGTCCAGCCCTACTTAAATTTTGAGCCGGACGAATTTAAATTTTATGGTGAGGAACTAGATTATTTCAATACCGAAGTTGATTTAGCTATTTCGCTAATGAAAAATCCCCGCCCTCCAACAATAGCGGGCGAGCATTGCACGTATTGCCCGAAAAATGCTATCTGTGATACTCGCAGGGATTATGCTAAGACTGCTTATCTACTGGACAGCAAGGACCGAGATAAATTAGCTGCATCTCTACCGCTGGCGATAGAATTAAAATCTTGGTGTGACGATGTAATAGAGACCGCGCGTTTTGCTTCGGACAAGGGCATAAAAATCCCTGGTTTCAAAAGAGTTGCGGGTAAAAATTTGCGTGTTTGGGAGGATCAAACAAAAGCAGCGATTCAATTAGAATCGGACCTTGATGAGGGTGCATACATAAAAAAATTTTTATCCCCTGCTCAAGCAATAAAAGCCTTAGAACTACGGGACTTGCCAACTGATATATACGACAGCATGATCTCATTTAAGCAGTCCAAGCCTCTTGTGGTAAAGAATTCAGACAAGAGGGAGGAAATACATACAGAAATAAAGAACGAAAACTTGCAAATATTTCTTGCAAATAAAAAATAGGTCTTATATAATTAAGCCCTGTTTAAGAAAACAGACATAACAGCTAATTTTAAACTTAATAGGAATCTTAGAATGACACAGACAAATATGTTCCCAGCAACAAACTCCGCATCTCTTTCCGAAATGCTGGCTGCTACCAAAGTTCAGCCTGCCGTGACATCAGTAGGGAAATCTTTTATCAAGTTCGATTTCAAAACAGGAAATTTCTTTTTCGGTCGTGATGCCGAAGAAATTACGGGTGATGAAATCATCATTAACACGTATTCTATCCAGCACGGTTGGACATTGTGGTCAAATGGCAAAGCTATCAAAGTTTCTGCGCCATTTAACGCTGCGATGCCAGAGCAAATGGAATCAATCGGACAGGATACACCGTCAGAAGCGCGTTGTTTTGAAGCAAGGTTGCTCGATGACGATGGTATTTTAGTATTTGACACTAATAGCTATGGTGGTAGACAAGGTGTTGATGATCTTTTAAATCAGATCACGGACCGGGCAGCGAAGGGAGAACAAGAATATCTCTTTCCTCAAGTACGTTTAGACTCTACCAGCTACACAGCTAAAACAGGTAATGTCGTCTTCAACCCTAGATTTTATATTACGGGATGGGTTAATGCGGACGGTGAAAAACAAAGTACAAGTGATGTTGCATCAGTAGAAGATAATTCTGTTGTAAGACGCAGACGAGCATAATACCGTAAGAAGTAGAAAATAAGGAGCCTCGGAAACGAGGCTTTTTTTTCACTAAAATAAGGAGACTTATTATGCTCTGGTTAGATTTAGAAACAAAATCACAATGTGACCTGGTTAAGAAAGGTTTGATGGCATATTCCCAGGACATGACCACAGAAATTATTTGTATGTCTTATGCTTTCGATGCTGGTGAGGTAATCACATGGTTCCCCGAAGACGGCAAAAAATTCCCTGTCGCTGTCGAAGATTATATTAATTCAGGCGGTTTCTTGACTGCGCATAACGCAACCTTTGAGCGATATCTGTTTAACTATGTCATCGCTAACGATTACAAAATAAAAGCGCCTAAACTCACTCAATGGCGTTGTAGCGCGGCTAGAGCACTGTCTCATGGATTTGCTGCTTCTCTCGGTGACATTTGCCAGGCAATGGATTTGCCTTTACAGAAACAAGTTGAGGGCCGAAGATTAATCAGAGAGTATTGCGCGCCTAATTTTTTGACTGCGTGGGTTGGTAACGATAAAGAGCTGATGCGTTCTTATTGTGAAACCGATGTGGCTACAATGCGCCTGTTCTGCTCATACCTACGCGAGTTAAGTCCAGAAGAATGGGAACAATACCACGCCACCGAACAGATCAATGAGAGAGGGGTGCCGATAGATTTGCCATTCGTTAAAGCAGCATTAGGATACTCAGTCGCGGTTAAAGCCGATGTTGATAACAAAATAGCAGAATTAACCGCTGGTGTAGTCAAGAACGCTCGCGCGCGCAAAGCTCGTGACGAATGGTTATTCCCTAAACTCACTAAAGAGCAGCTAAAGTTATTGGTGGTAGTCAAACAGGGCGTTGAAAAAACCTCTTTGGATAAAGAGCACCAGGATTACTTGTTAGCGTGTACAGATTTAGACCCGCAAGCTGAGAAGCTGCTGCAATTGTTGGCTGATGCAGGAGGCTCAGCATCCGCGAAATTTAAATCAATGGCAGCATTCCAGATTGATAGCCGAGTGTACAACACAATGGTATTTAGCGGAGCTGGCGCAACAGGGCGTTTTAGTTCGAGAGGGATTCAATTACAGAATATGAAGCGTGATGTGTATCCTGATCCTGAACCACTAATTAATGATGTGTTAGCGGGTGTTGATATAGAAAACCCCGCGGCTTCGTTAGGGCGATTAACCCGTTCAGCTATCACATCAGATCACGGACTAACGTATTCCGATTATTCACAAATTGAGGCACGTGTTTTGCCTTGGCTCGCGGATACTGAAGAATCTGAG